ACACTACGTCAAACCGACAATTCCCCTTACATCTTGTAACTTTGATCCCTCACTAACATTTAGCTCATTTACGGAAGAGGTCTGTTGTGCCCTCGGAGATTTTATAATTTTTGAAGGAGATGATGATCATGATGAAGAATGGATACCCTATGTCCTTAGAGAAGGTTCCACTACATTTCTACAAATCATAAACTAACTACTTAAAATAAAGATGAATATTATAAGTAGCTATACATTTTTTATGCCTGGGAAAAATACAAAAGGTGGTAAGAAACACAAGAGAAATAAGAACTACTCCTCTGAAAATAAGTCTCTAAGACTCAAAGAAGAAGGTCAAGAATATGCGAAAGTTACAAGATGTAAGGGGAATTGTCGGTTTGACGTAGTGTGCTGTGATGGTAAAACACGGGCAGCAATCTTATGTGGAACTATGAGAAAAAGAAAATTCATCAATCAAGGACAACTTGTTCTTGTATCAATTCGTGATTGGCAAGATGATGTTTGTGATATTATAGATTCATATGAAGAAAGTCATGCTAAAAGATTAAAAGCTGAAAAAGAAATACCTGAATCATTTCGTCTCGGAGAAGATAATCCATATAACATAGATGATGATGGGATTGAATTTGATATGGGTATGCCCGATGATTCTGATGATGATGAGGTAAAAGAGGCTGTGGAAGAAGAATTTGTTGATGATGGCATTGATGATGGCATTGATATAGAAGATATATAAAATATAATATATATAGTAAATGGATGATCCTATTTTTGAAGAATATTTAGTTGAGCTACATAATATTAATCCAACGATCAATGATTTTTTTATGAGAGAAGAATGGAACGATAAAAATCATATCCAACCAAATATTTATTCTGAAGTATTCTATAAAAAAATAAATGATATGCATAAAAAATTTCTAAAACGATTAGAACAAAAAAAAGAATTATCTTTTTATGAAGAGATATTTAAAAAAGATCTCAAATCGTATATTCATTTTGAAGAAGGTTATTTAATTTATTATTATATGCCTATAAGTCTAAGAGGAAATATATTGCTAGATTATGTTGGTGATTGTTCTGGAGAAGGGGGATATAGGTTTGATACAAAAAAAGATTACGAAAATTTTTTAAAAAGATTAAGGTCTCTCAATGGTATTGTAGATGAAGCTATCAAAAAGATGAGATATGGGATACGTGAAAAGGTTGTCTTATACGAAAAAACAGTTTCTAAAATGATCGATAATATAAATGATATTTTAAAAGAAAAATCATATACCCATACAAAAGAAATAAAAATATCTAAGAAAGAATGGAATAATTCGGTTGAAAAATATCTTGTAAGTAATCTTAAAAAATTAAATGAATTTTTAATAGATGAATATTTACCTAAAGCATCAAAAAAATGTGGATTACATCAATATAAGGGAGGTAAAAATGTATATAAATTTATTTCTAAACTAGAAACATTGAGAGAACTAACACCACATAGTTTATTCAATTTAGGAATGAATGAAATAGAACGTATTAAAAAAGAAAAGAAAAAATTAGAAAAAGAAATTGGTAAGGGTGATATAGACCAATATATAAATGGTGAAAAATCAGATTACTATCGTGATAAAAAAGAAATCTTTAAAGATATTGATAAGATAAAAGGCGAAATAATAAAAAATACATTTTCAAAATACTTTCACGGTAAAATAACCAAAAAAGACGATTATCCAGTAAAATCTGTCAGGACAGAAGATAAAAGTCATTTCGCATTTTACCGTTCTTCTGATTTAAAACTCAAAAAGAAAGGAACATTTTACATCAATACATTTAACCCGGAACTAATAAATCGTAACGAACTTTACGTTTTAACACTTCATGAAGGTATACCAGGACATCATTATGAAATAAATTATCACATTAATAGAGATGTAAGTGAATTTTTTAAAACATCCCATTATGATAATTATTCTGAAGGCTGGGGTTTATATTGTGAAAGTTTGGGAGATTATAAAGATCCCAAAAAGAAATATTTTAGATTGAAATATGATATGTTAAGGTCAATACGTTTGGTAATTGACACCGCATTACATTATTTTGGATGGGAGTATGATAAATGTTTTCAGTTTATGAAAGAACATTTACATAGTTCAGATGAAGCAATTCACAGGGCATTATTAAGATATATTGATAATCCTGGACAAGCACTTACGTACAAGATTGGTGAAAAAACAATCTTATATTTGAGAGATAATTATTTAGAAAAAGGAGGAGACATAAAAGATTTTCATGAAATTATAATGAGAATTGGACCATGTCCAATAGATAGCTTACTAGATTATTTCATAGAATAAGATATGAAAAGATATCCTATGAACCCTAATATCATAGACTGTTTCCATCTACCTTTCATTGTCGTGTAGATATCACCCCATGCTTGAACTTGTTTTTCATCTGTCAAAGAATTTATCATAAGTGGTTTCTTTGGATATAAATAATATACACCAATTTTAACAAGACTCATAATAGCAATTACCTTACAGAATAAATACTTGTCTTTTTTATTATAAACATAATACAAGTAACCCGCAATGATTCCCAAAACCATACCAACATGATAAATCGTAACACGTTCTATAATGATTTCTTCATATATCTTTTTTTGTTCTGGATTTAACAATTCTACAAAGTTGTTGAATTTATCTTTCTTTAAGTTTAGTATTGACATAATTATACTTGAAAGGAGTAAAGTTATTCCTACAGCACACGAAATCTTTTCCATTTTACTATTATTCAACATTTATTTTATGACCTTTACATTCATAATAAAATTTGTTCCTTTGTTTTTGATTGATGCCTTCACAATATTCACAATTATTACAAAATGATTCGATATCATGTGTTTCAAAATCAGGAAACTTTAAATCTTTTTCTTTATTTTTATATTCAAGTATCTTACGATTCATCTTAGATTCCCACCACATATATTTGTTTTCTAAGTGACCCATACCATGATAATAAATTGTCCCACACCTACTTTTATATCTTATAGGACCACTACCATATTCATCTATTTTTTTAACACGTTTATATTTAAGTTTATCTCTATAATATTCTTCCAATTTTCCATTTGTGTCGTCCAATATTTTTTCTTTTTCAGATAACTTTGAGCAAACATCCATATATTCTTTGAGTAATTTTTCATTGTTCATTGTTTCTTTTTCATTTTCTGAAATTAATTTATCATTTTCTTTTATTAAAAAGGAAATTTCATTTTTTAAATCATCTATTTCAATTTGCTTTATTTTTTCTATAATTACCTTTTCCCTTTCCATCTCTGTTAGTAAATTTTTATTTTTATAAAGTTTTCTCGTAAAAAATCCTCCGAATAATAATGATAATGTAGTGACCACTATTTGTTGTTGAGTATATGGTTTTAGGTATTCCATTATATATAATAATAATGTCATTTATTTACTTAAATATAAATTTGATAGATATATTCCAAACAAAATAAAATGACAGATAAAGAAATCTTCTTTATAGTTTGGTGTTCGGCTATCTCTGGATTTATCATATACTACAGTTATAAGTGCATTTGTGGCGTAAGAGAAAAGATAAAAGTTACAGAAAACATACCTTAAATTTGAAAATAATACAAAATAATACAAAAAGAAATCATTATGACAGAACAAAATATAATCGACTACTACAATACTTTTCCTCAAAACATAAATGTTATAGAAAAGATGAATGAAGAATATCATCAACTTATGGATGAAAATATACGACTTAAAAAAGAAGTAGAGTTTCTAAATGGTATCTTTGAATATCCACTTAGAAATAATGCAATATTCAATCTTGTACGTTTAAAAAAGAAAGGTGAAGATGTATGGGCTGTTAGAAATAGAATGAGTGAAAGTGAACTTCGTGAATTTGATGATTGTAAAGAAGTTCGTTATATGATAAATAATTGTAATCCACGATGTGAAAGATAACTTAAAGGTCATCGGTAACTGTTGTGAATTTTGTCTTCCATTGATTGTAAAGAAGAGTATAGAGATTTTCAGTTAAAAATGTATCATCGTCATAATAAATCTGAATATTTTCATGCTTTAATTTGGGTCTATACTGATTTCTAAAATCTTTTGAAGACCAAATAACACCTCTTCCTCTTAAACTAAAACGAAATCTGTAACTAATGTTATCATCCCCATTTTCATCAGACCTTACATCTTCAAGTCTTTCTTTTGTAACACTGATTGATTCGGTTCCAATTGTTCCATATGTATTTGTAGCGTTAAGACCATTTGCTAGTTCAATCGTATCTCCTATAATTATTCCCATTTTTATAATACATATATATATTTTTTTAAATAGTTTTCTTCTTATTACAATTTGGAATATGTCTATTATACTCTATATTTGAAGCAAACCATTTATCACATATGAAACAATGTATTGTCCCTATTAAAGGTTCAGAAATTTCATTATCCTGTTCTTTACAATATGAAAATATACATCCCATATTTATATATAAATAATTTATAAATTATAAGGGGAGACCATTAAATATAATGCCATATGGATCATAATCTGTATATTTTGAAATATCCTCTATATTATTTAAATTATTAATTATAAAATCTTTGTCATAAAATAAATCTTTACATTCTTTCATTATACGTCTCTTATATGCTGGTTTTTTTAATTTCAAAAAATATTTTAAAAATTCAAGACCATGATAATAATCGGAACTTTCAAACCATTCGCTAAAATTAATATTTTCATCATATTTACTCATATATTCATCTGATCTTTGTTTATATATGTAACTTACTTCCGTATTTAAAAGATATCTCAATTCAATTCCATCATCAGATAAACGCCACTTTTCCATTTCATCATCATAAAAATACCATTCATTTTTTTTAATAGATGTACATTTAAATTTGTCACCATATAAATGGAATATCAGCTTAGCCATATCATTATCTGTTCTGGTAGAATTCATAATTAAATTATGTAGATTTACTGTTGGATTTACAATCATGTTTAGTTTATCATATTTCTTTTGAACTTTTTCTAATTCATCATTCATTTTCTCTATAACATTAACTGAATAAGGTTGATCATTATAATAATCTACTATATATGGTTCCATTTTGTATTATATCATCTTAAAAGTTTAAATAAATTTGATAACTTATTAGATTTCATAAATATCCCTTAAAATGATTAGTATAGAACCAAGCGTTTATAGCTGTCGAATGATTATAAGTTTAGGAGATATAAAATCTATATCAATTGCGAAAAAACAAGAAATGTGGGATATCTGGAAAAAATTTAGAAAAAACATATTCAAAGTATATGATAATATTCCAAAAGATTTATATCCAGAACATATATGTATGACAGATGATCTCTTAAAATCAACATATCCTTTAGAAGACTATAATTCAGATATTACAAAAGAACATTGGGGATGTAGTTCAGACGTGGAAACACATGATAGTTGGATAGTATTCAATAAGAGTTCTATCTATTATCCTATAGAATTTGATTTTCATTCTTTTGAATATCCGCCTCTTAAATGGTGTGATTATATGAGAAAAAAAGGATTTATAATAACCATATACTTTCTAGACGCGAATATTGATAGATTATATGAAGGCGGGTATTGTGGTAAATGTATCTATGATAAAGGTAGAATACTAGAAGAACTATATAAAGTTCCACAAATAAATTACGTTATTGCTAAAAATATTTACGATGAAAATAAAACACGTGATGAAAATTGGAGTAAATTAAGGGAATATAGAAGAGATCTTTACGAACTTGAGGGTTTTTGTCAACATCTCATAATACTTCTTGAAGAACATGATGGAGGTCCGAACGGAGAAACATGTATGCTTATTTACAAAATGGAGATTCTAAAAGACCTTGATGAACTTGAAGATAAACTTGAAAATGGGGAAATCAATGAAGGAAAATATATAGAAGAATGTAATATTCTAAAAAAAGAATACGAAAGTATCTATGTCGGTTACTTTTGAGAAAAAAAAAGATAGTATTAAAAATGAAGAAAATAATAAAAGATATATTTTTCTATTCTTCTTTTCATGCTGTCTATGTAAGCTCAATCTATCTATACTACCGAAACAATATACTTTTTTCTGATAAAGGAGAATCTTCTAGAGACGTTCATAAACCTCTTTCATCTTGTTGACGATTTTTATGTAGGTGTTCTCTGAGATATCAGCAGATACTTCAAACATTTCGTCCATGACTTCTTTCATCATATCTTTTGTTGCCTTAGTTTCTTCATCGTCAAGCAATCTCTGGTCGCCTTCGGTATCAATCTCAAATTCTCCATGATAAGTTTCTTCAAGCTCGGTGTCGATAAATCCTCTATTCAGCTCTTCAGGTGTCATTGTCTCTCCGAATAGTTCATCATCAATTTCAACACATTCTGTGCAGAGGTACTGTGGAGGGAAGGTTCCTTCAATCAAGGAGAAGTTCGCGTTCCTGTCACAGTGAGTCTTGACAAGCTTCTCTGATACTCCGCAGGACTCGCACTTCTTACCATCGCACTGACACGATTGACACAAGACTTCTTCACCCCAACTCACACTCAGGTAGTCTGGTGGTATCTCGTAAGTGTCGGCGCATCTCTGCTCTACCATGTAGTAGTCGCAGAAGCAATGCGAACAAGTTCCTGTAACCCTCTCTCCGGAGCCTATAAGAACTCGCCAAGCTTCTTGTTCATCCTCTTGTTGGTCGGAACACATCTCGAGAAAGAGGAGTTCTTGGACTTCTCTAACAATATCTTCAACACACTCTTCAACTTCAACTCTGATCTTCACTTCTTCCCGTGTCTTACTTCCAATCCAGTCTTCTCCTTCAAAAATGTCTGTTGAATGTGGGAGGACATCCATTTTGGGTCTCGTGAAAGACCTATTGTTGTTTAGTATTTTACTGTGTAAAATTCAAATTTTACTTTTTCATCTTCTGAATCTGATATGTGACTTTCTCTTCGCGATTGTTCCACATATCTGTGATAGCAGAATCTACCTTATCATCTGAAAGATACTTTGAAAGATTAAGACGTATGTTGTTCTTATTGAGAGCCTGTTTCGTGCGTTTCTCTTTACAGCGAAGTTTACCATTCTCCGTATTTAAGTCGCTAATATTGTTTTGTGTCATGAATACAGTTATCTGGGGTTCAAGCTCCTTTGACCTTACTTTCTTTAGCTCTCTCAATTGATTCTCTAAATCCATAATTTGATTATCTATTTTTACCCATCTCTGAACTTTTTCTTTAAAAAACTGTATTTCAGCTGGGGGGATCTTTTCGTATGGGTTCATTATTAATATTATTCATATATTTATTACTTTAAATCTGTTTTAATCGTCCATGAGACAAAATTCTTGAATCGTTGCTTTTTTTTCTTTTCGTGGTTTTCTTTTCTTTATTTCTTCTCCATTATGAAAAATTGTAAAGTTCATTTTTTTATAGAGTGCTAAACGTTTAGCACATTGTTTTTGAAACATAGAAAAATTGTCTTGTAGGTCTATGATTAAAGGATGAAACTCTCTATCACATGCTTTCTTTCTAAAAACACGCCCTACAGATTGCTCTACGTCCGATTTAGGTGACCCAAGAATAACCGTATCTAATTTAGGTATATCCATTCCTTCAGCAGCCATTGAAAATGTTGCTAATATAATATCTTTTTCTTGTGATTCTCTAAGTTGATCGGGCTTCATCCCCCCAACATAAAATCCACGTGATTGACCTTCTAACATTTTGTATATTAATTCTAAATGTCCTCGTCTATCAGTTAATATAAGGACATTTCTCCCTTCTTTTCTATATTTCAATATTAAATCTATCATTAATTCTGTCCTTGGAAGATATTCACAAATATTATTTACCATCTTAGGCATACAAGGTTCTTTTCTAAAGTTAACTTCTTCTTTATTATACTTTACATCTTGAAAATCACAATCTATGAGTTGAACTTCAGCATAATCTTCATTTTTTTTTTCTTGAAGATAAACTATATCGCCTATAAACCATTCAAAGACCTTTGATAACCCATCTTTGCGTTTCGGAGTTGCTGATAAACCAAGCATATATGTTGAAGCTACTTTCGCCATACACTTAGAAAATGTTTCTGCCCCTAAATGATGACATTCATCAAAGATAGCTAAACCAAATGAATCAAATGTTCCTTCCTCATATTCTTTCATAGATAAACTTTGAACCATCGCCAAAACAATATCTTTTCCTTCGATATCAACTGTATCCTGTTGTATTTTACCTATTTTCGCCTGAGGTAGAAATTCAAGAATACGGTCTCTCCATTGTGTCATTAAAAAATCTTTGTGAACAACTACAATTGTTTTCTTTTTTAAAACACTAGAAATATGTAAAGCTAAAACTGTTTTCCCACCTCCACAGCGTATAGATATAATACCACCACCTCTTTCATATGCGTTTTTAAGATATATTTCTTCAATTGGTTTTTGTTCGCTTCTAAGGTCACCATTAAAATTTAGATTTTCAACATCATCTCCATCTACAATTTTATCTACATCAGGAGTTCCAAAATTTTTAAGTCCGTAGAAACGCGGTAAATAAAGTTTTTTAGGACTTTCCATATAAACTTGAAAACCAGCATCTTTGTTCGCATTTTTATTAAATGTATAGGGTTTTACAAAAAGTTCATCTTTAATTTCTTTTATTCGCTTTGTAGTGTATTCTGATTTAACGATAGTATAGCCACTTTTTGTGAGCTTTGTCATAATTATGCCTATATATAAAGATACTATTATTCTTAAATAAAAAATG